GCCTCCAAACCCTCTATCAGCGTCCGGTGGGGCCCGCGCTCCGGTTCCCCGCTTTGCTGGCCGTTCTTCATCGTGGGCAGGTTGTAACCCCCGGCCATCGCGTTCATGGTGTGCCGCGCGTTGCTGTCGACCAGGAACAGCCGCCGCCCCTTCATCTCGGTGCGGATCATCGGGCTCAACGCGCCGCGCGCCATCGTGGAGTACGCTCCGCGCATCGGGTTCAACTTCGCCGCGCGCAGTGCCGCCATCAGCGGCATGCGGTCCTGCTGATCCATCACGTCGGCGGGGAGCCATGCCGTAACTCGGGCGCGGGGGAACGCTGCACGGACCAACTGCATCACGTCGGGAACAGCTTGGCTCGGAGGAACAGGACTGATCCAATCAGCAACAGCCACAAGACGTTCGCCCTCAACGCTAACCAGAACTGCCGTTGTCTCGTTGCCCGACGCATTGAAGCAAATAGCAAGTGCGTCGCGCTGACTCGGTTCGTACTCGCTGGTGAGATTCTTTTCACCGAAGTCTTCATAGATCGCCGTTCCCGAGAATACCCGCTGGGCGTACGCCAGCGCGTTCAAGATGTCCCGCTTGCCCGACGGGAAGTTCAAAATCTCCGCGACCAGTTGCGCATGCGCGCCGCGCCCGCCTACCAACACGATGTCGCCCGCTTCGAAGAACGGTTGCAGGCCCATGATGAAAGCTTCCTTGCTACGGTCCTGCGGAGCCTGAAGCGCCTTCAGGGGCAAACTCTCGCCGCGGCGCAACATCTCCGCGCGCATCGGTTGCATCAACCACTCGTCTAGAGAATTCTTCTCAATCGCAACCGTTGCGCCGTCATATCGGCGGGAGGTCTCAAAAGCATCCGCGATGATCTCATCGGGCTTCCAGTACTGGCCGGAGCTTGCGTGCACGAGGATCTTGGTACCGAGGCGGGAAACAACCACACGTCCAGTGCGATCAGACTTCCCAATGTTAGCGGTACGAGCAGGATCCACAATATGCACTTTCGGTAACCATGGCGCCGGGTCAATTGCCACCTCATGAATGTGTTCCGCTTCAAACGGCTTATCGGCGCTCCCGATCGCCATCAGCATGTACTCCTGCAAGAAGCCGCGAAGCTGCCCCGCGCGCTCCGCCTGGTCGCGCTTTTTCCTGATCCACTCCATCGGGTAGCGCTCCGGCCACAGCGCCACAGTTGCCGGGTCATCGATGTCCCCGTTGCAAATCGGGAAGCTTCTGGACGTCCAGTCGGGGTTCTGCCGTAACCGCACGATCATGCAGTCTTCGGCCAACGGGGTTCCGGTGACCCGGATCTTCCCCTTCTCCTTGTCCATCGCGGGCATCAGTTCAAGATAGATCTTGCGCATGGAAGCGTCCACCGCTTCCTTCGTCTTCACGCGCTCCTTGTTCTCAACGTCATCGAGATAGCAACGGTCCGGGCGCAAGTCGTGCCACTTGAAGCCGCGTATTTCCTCTTCCCACCCGTGAGCCTCAATCATCACGCCGTTGGCTAGTTCGATCTGGTTCTCATTCCACACGTTACCCGCTACGCGCAACTTCCCGAACAGCGCGAGCAACTTCATGTTCTTCAACGCTTCGAACTTGATCGCCTCAAGCCGCTGGCAGGCTTTCGTGTAGGTCTCGCCCAGGATGATGCAGTACCCGAAGTTCTGGAAACACGCTTCCAGTAGTAAGAATTCCTCGGACAATGTGGACTTGCCGCCCTCGCGGAACATCTCGATCTGCACGAACTCGTCTTGTGACCGCCACAGGTCCATCACTTCCACATGCGCTGGCGGTGACGCCTGGGGATGCCTGTGCGGGAAGACCATTGCACTTGCCAACGCACGGTCTTCCGAGATTATGTGCAGCGTTGCAGCGCTGGTCATTGAAGCCATTGGGGTCCGTGGGAGTTTGCGATTTGTTGCGAGTTTATCGCGGTTTGCGCTTCGGAAGTTCCATCGATGTTTTTCCGGTTCGCGGTTTGGGAAAGCGGTCTGCAAAATTTATCACCCCGTCCGGCGGGGGCCGGAGGGTTCCCAGAGTTGAGAATCCTTCGCATCCGAGGCGAATCCGAATCGTTGACAACACAATTTGTTCGTTTAAATCCATTATGTCAACTAAAGCGTTTGCTTAATTGCTTAACAATCAATGACTTAGCGCAAACCGCAAATTATGCCCGATTATCACTGTGCGCCGCCTTTCAATATCATCCGTCTATCTTACGTTTCGCTAACAACGATTTACGGTTCGTAATCAATATTCCAAGCATCCACCTCAGTGTCCGTTTTGCAGCTAAACCAAACCGTTTGTCGCGAACCGGACAAAGGTCGTGCTCACACATACGCGCGTTCTATATAACCAAAAGTTCTAAAGACTTGTATAGCATCTGCTATAGTGAAAGTGCTCACAACGAACCGAGAGATCAATCATGAAAACCGAATCCGAGCTACTTTCCCTTGAACGCGCAAAAGTTTGCACACTCGTTCATACCGTCATCACGCCCTTGGCGAACGCCTACATCGAAGTAGCATGCGCTGACATGTGGTTGCCTGAGACGCAAAGGCACTGGACAATCCGCAGGACCGTTGACTACACGAGGATATGCATCCAATGATCACTTACGTCATCGTGGCGCCGGGCGAGGAAGCGCTTGGCTACATTCGCTCAGACGGCCCGCCTAGCATCGAGGACATGACCGAACACTTGTCGATCCTCGCAGGCTTCAAAGACCGTGACGACTTTGTTACGGCAAACCCCGGAATGTGGCTTGGCTACCAAGAGCTTCACTGAAACGCAAAAGCCGCCCTTGAGGCGGCTTCTTTGTCTCTATCGTTCTCCTAGTACCTCCCCGACCTGTGAAACCCGCCTGGCGGCTTCTGCCAGCTTCTCATCGGCCAGTGCGATGCACGGCTGGCACCACATCGGTCCCGACCAGCGGACTAGCTCCAAGAGACCTACGTCAAACGGCTTGGAGCATGCAACACAAAAAACCGAATCTCGTTTCACTTCATCTCCTTCATCATCGCCCAAATCTGAAAGACGCTTTCTTCCACTTCGATCTCAACACGGTTCTCTGCCAGTTGCACGCGACTACCACTTTCGTAGCCCGTGCAAACCATCGCGATGCTGGCGATCGGGATAAGCATCTGAAAACGCTTTTCGGCTCCGCCTCTCGTCACTTTTATAAACATTTCATTTTCCTTTCATTTAATGGTTTTGTCTTGGCTGAGGTTGCTGAGGTGCTGAGGTCTTATAGACACCTCAGCAACCTCAGACTTCAGCCGAACCTCAGCGCAACCTCAGCGCAACCTCAGCAACCTCAGCCGAGAAAATCTTCAGAATCATCCAAGCTATAGCAGTCAAGGCTTTGCCTTATGGCCCCCATTTGCTCCAACCTCAGCAACACCACAGCCATGTTTTTTTTCTGTTTTCCGGGGTATTTGTCAAGCAGAATTTCAAAAATCTTATCCTGGTGGACTTTTCCGGTCGTGGATTTGTGCAATTCGTCTTCGATAACCGCCAGAACTTCACGGCTCAAGTCGTACCGCGAGTCGTTCAGATTGGCGAGTTTTGAAGGCCTCTTTCCGGTCTTCTCGACATCTTTCTTGATCGGCTCCACGACGCAAGTGGTGACCTCGTCGCCCTCATCATCGTGGCCGACGACAACGCGCTTGAGTACGAAACTGAAACTGCTTCCCGTCGCGTCATCGCGGGACTTGGAAAGAACGGCGCCGTGCTCTTTGTCGTTCTTGAACACTTCCATGACGAAGTCGGCGCCCGCGAACAGAGCTGACGAACCACGCATGCCCTTGCTGTCCTCCTTGCCTGTGTGGTGTACCGCCAGCACCATCGCGCCCGTGGCGAGGCTCAGATCCTTGCACGCGGCGAGGAACAGGCCCATATCCTTAGCGCTGTTCTCATCTCCTGAGTGGGAAGCCGCCATCGTGTCCAGGATAATCAGGCCCGCGTGGCCGATGGCGTCGGCGAGTTGTTGTGTGTCCGAGGACAGCAGATTGGGTGCTGATGCGATGATGTCGGGGCGCGCGCCGTCGGGGCATACATGCTGGTCGTAGGCGTCCATGCGCTTTTTGACGCCTTCGCGGGCTTCTGCCGCCACGTACACCACGCGGCATTCGGATACCTTGCGCCCGCGCCAGTCCGCGCCACGCGCAACTGTGGCGGCGAGGTCCAGTACGAAGAACGTCTTGCCTGAACCCGACTGGCCGTAGAGGATCCCGACTTCGGCTTGGGGTAGCACGCCCTTGATGATCCACGGCACGCTCAGGTAATTCTGCTTGTAATCGCCCCAAGCGTGAACCGCAAAGGGGTTGTCGGACTTGGCCCGCGGTTTGTGCTCTTCCTTCGGAGGCTGGCCGGTCTCGGGCAGGAAGGAGCGAAGCGTGGTCATGCGGCCCGTGTAGCTGCCGATCGAGGCGTACTTGGCTTCGAAGACTTCATCGACGTGCTTGGAGGACTTCTGCGAGTAGGCGCGCGCCACTTCGATGCCAGCTTCGCCCAGTTGGTGGTGCACCGCGCACAGCACGCCGAACCACCGGTCGTAGTCGTCTTCGTCGTTCTTGATGCGCGAGACCACCCATTCGGCTTGGGCGTCTGTCAGGTTGGTTTTGTCGATGTGGTCAATGAAAGGATCATCTACGACGCCATGAACGGGGGCTTCTGAAACCGCAGACTTTCGCGTCCACTGTCCCAAGCTAACCATTCTTCCCGCAAGTACCTCGAATGCGTCAATAACGCGTTGAGCCAAGTCTCGCGTGAGACGCGGTAGGGCGCCCATTTGTACGACTCGGATTCCGTCAGTCCCCACTCCATCAAACCATACGTAGGGAAGTCCGGTCTCAGGGTGGACGTGGTAGGCAACCCACTGCTGCCCGTCGCCGAGTATTTCGACTTTGTGATCATTTGTGCCGTCCGTATAAATATTGGAAGTCAGTTTCTTGAAAGGGTCGTCGGAGCGAAACGGAATCAGGAACTTCGGCGCGCGACCCGTGCGCGTCATCAGCGCTTCTCCGGGGAAGATCTCGTCAATAAGATCCGACATTTCCTGCGCAGCCGCTTCGTCCAGGATATCCACGTCGATTGCAGGCGTGTGGCGGGCCAGCACGCCGATGCCCGCGTCCGCTGACCCATTCGCCGCCATCTTGTGAAACGTCGGCTTGTCGAGCTTGAGCGACGGCCAGCCTTTGAGCCTTGGCCCCTTGCTGCCCGGAGGCAGCGGGACGATGAGATAGCCCTGGTCGAGTAGCTGCTCGCCCAGGTTTTTGAAGTATTGCGGCATTAAGCCTCCGCTTTCTTCGAATCGATATACGCAAGAATGTCTTCCTGCTTCCAGAAGACACGCCCGCCTACGCGAACCGGTTTCGGGAAGTCGGGTTCGGCCATGCGAAGGTAAAGGGTGGAGCGAGCGACGGGTATGAGCGCCAGAACGTCGGCGATAGGGATAAGCACGGTAATCTCCTTTGGTTGTCCGGTACTGTCCGAGCATCCTACGCTCAGAGAACCGAACGCGCAATAAGAAAAAGCCCGCTTGAGAAGGCGGGCTTAAATTACAACGAAGGAGATTGCGGTTAGTGTATCAGACGGAACAACCAGCGGCCTAGATAAAACATATCCGAACAGTACACCGCGATTGCGCAGGCGACGCCGTACCAGCCCAAGGCGTTATAAGGGCGCGGGCCGCTCACGATACGTCCTTGTTCGTTGCGTGCGCACTGGGGGCGGCGATTAGCGGGAATGTAGCGAGACGCGGATGGGGCTCGGGGTAGACGGTCGTCGTGCCTTTGCGATCCTCGGCCCATCGCGCGTTCACATAGCCAATAGGTGCCGCGCTATCAGGGGCTTGCGCATTGGCTGACGGCGCATCGCTAAGTCCGCTGCAATTCATTACGCAGCCTGATTTATCGTCGCAATCAATGCATTTTCCGTGGCGTTTGTTGTGTGCCATAACTATTGCCGTGACGTCATCTCCCGATATTTCGGTGCCAAGCCAAACGACCTCGTCACGCCCGCACTTTATCGACCAGCCTTTGTACGGATGGGAGCCTTGCCAGTGCTCCTGCCAAAGGTCCGCCACGCTACCCGCGCTCGGTGCTTGGGGTGCGTTATCTGCGGCAGGCTGGGCGGCGACCTGATGCAATCTACCGGCGCTGAATATCCGGCGAGCTAACGTATAGGAATCATCATCAATATCAGTCTGGAGATCCCACCAAGTTCCAAAATCGTGATATTTGAATGCCACCGGCTCCGCAACGGGTGCAGATACAGGGACGGTGGCGCGGTCGGTTGTAAGATGCGTAACCACGAAGTCACCAAAACTCTCCAACGTCTCCCGCTGGTCCTGATTAACCGCTTCACTAAGCCCCATTTTGTTCAGCCATAAATCCACGAAATCCAGCACTGTGAACTCCATATCACCGCCTTGTAAGCATCGCGAGCCTTTCGTGACTGCGCAGGGTTGAGTTGTAACCAACAAGATCCTCATCTAGTCGGAGATTCACATACGGCGGCTGCACCTTGTGTTCGGCAAGCCGGAACGCGCTGCCCAGGTACCGCTCACCGCACGCTTGCACTTTGCCCTCTGCTTCCAGGTCTCGCAGCCAGTGGCGCATGTCTTGGGTAGTCGCGCCGAAGTCCTGCGCCAGGTTGAAAGTCGTGCAGGCGACTCCGGGTTTCATCTTGGCGAGCACTTCTTCGGCAACAGAAGGCGTGAGGTAGACTTTGCGTTTAGTCATGATTCCCCGCCGAATTTAACGGGACCCCGCACGGCCAGATCACCAATCAGCGCCGCTTGCTTTAACAGTTCGTTAATCGCCTCCGTCAACAGCGCAGCCAGATTCCCCTGCCCCCGCTGGTCGAGATCGATAGCAGCGTTCGTGAGTCGTAAAATAAGATAGTGGTTCATTAGCAGTCCCCAGATTTATAAAATTTGCATTGAGCGCACGCTACAGCCAGATCCCCGCGACGCACTTCGGGAAGTGGGGCATGCCGCTTACGCTTGTTGATAGATGCGATCGCTTTCTCGATTCGCCCCGCCATCTCGCTACTCGCCACAAACGGCTTGCCGTTGCCGCGCACGCCATAGTCCAGCTGGTAGAGCGTGGAGAGCGACGTGTGCGCCTTGATGGCAAGTTCCTTCTTTTCCGCGCTTGTGGAGTTTGCCATCCAGTCTTTGTACTTCGAAATTGTCATTTAGACTCCTTATCCACAGCTGCCTGTACGCGCGCCAGTATCCGCAGGTATTCCTGCCTTTCCTTCTCGTGTTCTTCAATGTCGTCGGCGTAAGCAACTACGTCGGGGCAAGTCGCGATAGCGTTGTGTACATCTGCCAACGCGCCCCACAACGCGTCGCGGACCAGCTCTAGGTTTCTCCCCGTTATCTGCATGTCGTTCTCCTTTTGTTAATCAAGTGACTGAACTATAGCAGATGCAAAATATAAAGCAAGTGCTAAATCTTCTTGACAAGCCCCTAGGCGAGTGACCTATAATTCATTCCGTCGTAACCAATCAACCGAAGGAGATAAACGATATGTCCCTAGAAAGCACACTTGAAGCATTGGTAGACGCACTGAACCGCAACAGCGATGTGATGTTGGATATCGCCAAGGGCAAATACCGTTTGCAGCAAGCCCCGGACACGACGTTGGGAGAGCCTCATTTCACCGCCCACAAAGACGTGGAGCGCGCCGACGAAGCCCGAAAAGCTGAAGAACTCCCAAACGTGACGAGGGAACCGACACTCCAGGAAGTCATCTCAGGTACTTCCGAGCCTACAGAGCCCGAATCCGCGCCGGTCACTTATGACGACGTGAAGAAAGTCACGATTTCCATGAGTAAAACGGATCTCGCTAAGACCAAGGCTGCGTTGTCGCGCTTCGGTGTCGCCAGCGCCAAAGGCTTGAAGGAGGAACAGTGGGCGGAGTACCACGCCTACCTGCTCAAGGTACAAGCCGGTGAAATCAATCCGGAAGAAAGCCATGGTTGAAACCGTCGAGTATCACGCATTAGCAAGCCCCTCGGGGGCCCACCGATGGCTGTTCTGCGCGAACTCCCTGGCGATGGAGATCGGCCAGCCAGGAGGCGATTCGAAAGCCGCGGATCTCGGAACCGACAAGCACGAATTGTTGGCGATGTGCTTGGAGTTTAGGCAGGACGCAAACCAGTATCTCGGCCACATCTTAAAGAAAGGCCACAAGGTTGATACTTCATTCGCCTACGACGTGCAAACGGTCCTGAACAACGTGCACGATCGTATCGCGAACTACGAAGCCCAAGGCTGCACGGTAACGGTCGAGATCGAGCAGGACGTACCTATCGACCAGATCACCGGCGAGAAAGGCGCCACGGGCCGCGTGGACATCGTGCTGATCGTGTCTTGGCCCGATGGCCATGCGACAGGTGACGTGGTCGATGCGAAGTTCGGTTACCAGGAAGTGGATGCTGAAGAGAATCCGCAACTCATGATGTACGCCCACGGCGTGCTTCAGAAGTTCGGACTGATCGAGGACTTCACTGAGTTGAATCTGGTCATCGAACAGCCTTTGCGCACAGGTAATGAATGGGCTATTACCCCCGCCGACTTGGAAATGTGGGTCCAGCACGTCGCGGCGCTAGCGGCATCGAAAGCCATCATGATTCACAAGATGGTTGGCGAACGTGCACTGAAGGAAGAGGACTTCGCGCCGACTGAAAAAACCTGCATGTGGTGCAAGGCGAAGGTGGTTTGCCCCGCGCTGCTTGCGAAGGTTGAAGAGACGATCGGTGCAGACTTCGAGACGATCAACAGCCACGGATTCACAGGCGCGGTCGAGAGGATCGCCGTCGAAACGCTTGGTGAGATCTTCCCGAATCTCGAACTCGTAGAAGACTGGATCAAAGCGGTGCGCGCTCGCATCGAGTTCGAGATGTTCGCAGGCCGCAAAGTGCCAGGCGTCAAAGTAGTGGCGGGCAAGAAAGGAAACCGCGCCTGGGCCGACGACGACGAGGCAGAAGCTTTACTCAAAAAGCTTCGAGTGAAGCAAACCGAGATGTACAGCCTCAAGCTCTTAGGCCCTAAACCGATCCTGGAACTGCTGAAGACTAAGCCGCGAAATCTGAAGAAGATCGAACAACTTGTGATTCAACCCGAAGGCAAGCCGCATGTAGTTTTGGATTCGGACAAACGTCCGGCGATTGAAATTAAACCTGTCGATGACGGCTTTGAAGCCGACGACGAACTCTGCTAAGGAAATATCATGGAAGTCATGCTGAAGAATGTACGCATCGCGTTTTGCCAATCGCTTCTCGGTGCGCCGGAAGATTATCAAAGCAACGGCGTGTTCCGCCACTCGGCCACGTTCCTGGTCGAACCGGGCAGCGCGAACGCCAAGGCGATCGACGCAGCTATCAAGGCAGAAGCCGTGCACGTTTGGGCGAAGAAGGCAGATTCGATGCTGGAATCGCTCAAGGGCAATTCGAACAAGTACTGCTATCAGAACGGCAACACGAAGGACTACGATGGCTTCGAAGACCGAATGTATATTGGTGCCCACCGTAAGGCCACGGACGGTCGTCCGATGCTGTTGGACAGCGTCAAAAATCCCGAAACCGGAAAGGCCGCGAAGCTGACAGGTGCCGAAGGCCGCATCTACGCGGGCTGCTACGTCAACGCCAAGATCTCGATTTACTGCCAGGCAGGCCAGAACAGCGGCGTTCGCGCGGGACTTCTCGGCGTGCAGTTTGCGGGCCCCGGCGATAGCTTCGGCGGCGCGGGTCGCGCGAAGCAAGATGACTTTGACGCAGTGGATGCGGACGACGATTTGGCCTAACTACGGAGGCCCCGCGAAAGCGGGGTTTGCTTATGGAGCAGTGGAAAGCCATATCAGGACTGGAAGGGGCGTATGAAGTCAGCGACGCGGGAAGAGTTAAGAGCCTACCGCGGTATGTGCGATTTGTTGACAAAACCGGGCAGGAGTGCCGCCGCCTGACTAAGGAACGGATCTTGAAGCACGGGGATTCACGGGGATATCAACTCGTCAATCTACCGACTAAAGGCGGCGGGCATAAGGTCGCCAAAGTCCATTTCCTAGTCGCTAAAGCGTTTGTCTCCGGTAAAGGCACGTGCGTCAACCATAGGAATGGAGACAAAGCCAATAACCGCGCGGATAACCTAGAATGGTCCACGCCTCTCGATCAGCAACTGCATGCCGTCGAATCCGGTCTTAAAAAACAGTGCTGCAAAGTCGTTGGCGTTCGAATCAGCGACGGCGAAAGATTCGAATTCCCCTCCCAAGGTGCCGCCGCGCACGCCGTGTCAGGCTACCGGACGAACTCTGCTTCGATCCGCTTGGTGCTCTCCGGCGAGAGGCCGCATGCTTTAGGCTACAAATGGAGTAAGCCGGATGAACCTTCTGTTTTTTGATTTGGAAACGTTCTGTGACACGCCTATTACCGATGGGTCTCATCGATACGCTGAGAACGCTGAGGTGTTGCTATTCGCGTGGGCGGTCAACGATGGGCCGGTGCGGTGCTGGGACAGAACTTCGCGCCTTCTGCCCCCGGACGAATTGGTTGAAGCCATAGACGCGGCGGATGAATACTGGGGGCACCACAGCGGCGGATTCGACCATGTAGTGCTGAAACATGCGCTCCCGTTCTTGGACAAGAAGATGAAGCCGGAGAAGCGTCGAGATTCTATGGTGCAGGCCCTGTGCCACGGGTTGCCCGGAAAACTAGATACTCTGTGCGATGTTTTCCGCCTGCCCGTTGATCTCGCCAAGAACAAGCGAGGTCGACAGTTGATTATGTATTTTTGCAAACCGCAAGCGAAGAACAGCAAGCTACGCCGCAAGACTCGCGAGACGCACCCCGCCGAGTGGACGGAGTTCATCGAGTACGCAAAGTCGGATATCACGTCGATGCGCGTGCTGCACCAGAAAATGCCGAAGTGGAATTATCCGAGCAACGAGTTCGAACTGAAGCTATGGCAACTCGATCAGCGAATCAACCAAGCGGGGGTATATGTCGATCTTGAACTCGCAGCCAAGGCGATTGAGGCCGTTGACATTGCGCAAACCGGCCTTGCAGAAGATGTTACAGAAGCAACAGGCGGCGAGGTCACTGCCGCGACACAACGAGATAAGCTCCTTAAGCACATACTTGCTGAACATGGAGTACTTCTGCCAGATATGCGGGCAGACACACTTGAGAGAAGGCTTCAAGACCCATCGTTGCCGGATGGTGTTCGCGACCTGATCGGAATGCGCTTGATGGCGTCCACGTCATCGGTGAGCAAGTACAAGCGCGTGATGCGCTCTACGTCTTCCGATGGCTACTTGCGCGGGATTATTCAGTTCTCTGGGGCTGGGCGCACTGGACGCGACGCAGGACGTTTATTCCAGCCACAGAACTTGATGCGCCCGACGCTGCCCGCCGAAGAGATTGACGAAGGCATAGAAGCCATCAAGGCGGGTTGTGCGGACCTGATTACGGATAACGTCATGGAGTTGTGCGCGAACGCCATGCGCGGCGTTATCATCGCGCCACCGGGCAAGAAGCTGGTAGTCGCCGACTTGTCGAACATCGAAGGTCGCGTGCTCGCATGGCTCGCAGGCGAAGAGTGGAAGCTGCAAGCATTTCGGGACTTCGATGCAGGGATCGGTGCGGATCTGTACCTCGCTTCCTACGCGCGGACCTTCGGCGTATCGATCGAAGAAGCGCGGCGCCAGGTCGGCAAGGTCTTGGAGCTAGCAATGGGCTTTCAGGGCGGCGTAGGCGCGTTCCTGACGTTTGCCGCAGCATATGCCTTGGACTTGGAAAAGATGACTTCCGGTTTGTCGTTACCGCGCGACGTAGTAGCCGAAGCGGAGAACTTCTGGAACTGGACTATTGACAAAAAACGGCCTACGTTCGGCCTTCCGAAAGAAGTGTTCATCGCTTGCGATTCGCTCAAGCGCTTGTGGCGCCGCGCGCACCCCAAGACGGAAGCCCTATGGTCTTGGGCCGAAGGCTCGGCGGCAAGCGCGGTTTTCTCGGAAGGGGAAGAGTTCCCGATCGGCAAGTGCATCGCCGTTCGCAAAGGCAATTGGTTGCGCATAATCCTGCCAAGCGGGCGATCGTTGTCCTACCCCGCCCCGCGCGTAGAAGATGGCAAGCTATCGTTCATGGGTATCAACCAGTACAGCCGCAAGTGGTCCAGGATCAGCACCTACGGCGGCAAGCTAGTGGAAAACATGACGCAAGCTGTAGCGCGCGATGTGTTCAAGGCGAACGCATTTCGCATTACGGATGCCGGGTACGAGATCAAACTCCCGGTCCACGACGAAGATATATGCTACGCGCCCGACCGGCCTGAGTTCAACGCCGAACATTTGTCAGGACTACTCGCGACCAATCCGGCTTGGGCTCCCGATTTACCCTTAGCCGCTGCCGGTTTCGAAGGATATCGGTACAGAAAAGATTGACGACTTAACTATAGCAGATGCTATAGTTAAGTCGTCAACAACGAACGGAGAAAACAAATGATCTTAGTGCCAGAGTGGCTTTGGTGTTTCCTCTGGGCGGTCGCGGGGTACTTCGTTACTACCACGATCATAAGAGCACTCGGGAGAAAATAATGTTTTCACGAGACAACAAACACTACCGCGCAACGCCGCGCACGATCCAGCAAGCCTTCGGCGCGTACCACCGCTACGACATCGCGGTCTGCAAGAAACACGAACGCCTGTGCGCGGTTCTCGGCGTACTGATCGTCGGCGTGGTTTTCGGTTTGCTAATCGGGTGGAGGGGCTAATGGACTTCAATGACATACCGTTTTGGGTCTTCGCTTTGGCGCTTGTTGTTTTCTTGGCGCTGGTCTGGGGCCTGTGATGAGAGAAAGTGAAATCGAAGCGTACTTTGTGAAGCGCGTAAAGGAAGCGGGGGGCTTGCAGCGAAAGTTCGTGAGCCCCGGCCACCGGGGCGTGCCTGATCGGGTTCTCGTGCTCGCCGCGACGGTCTACTTTATAGAATTTAAAGCACCTGGAAAGCCGCTGCGCCCTGAGCAGGAGCGCGAGCACGCTAAGTGGGATCGCGCGGGCGCGTGGATCTCGGTTATCGACAGCAAGGAACAGGTTGACGCGCTGATCGCGTCGCGGAGAGCAACATGACTTTCATCGGAATTATGGGCTGGATTGCGGTTGCAGCGCTCGTAGTCGAATTCGTCTACAAGGCGGGGCGCAAGTGAATATTCCTGCACTTCGCTTGCTGTTTGAGTACGACCCCGAAACCGGCATCTTGACCCGCAACAGCACGGGACGCCCTTGCGGGTCGCCGCACGGAAAGGGATATCTTCGGGTCAACGCAGGCGTGCACGGGATGATCTACGCGCACCGCTTGGCGTTTGCTCTGCATCACGGCTACTTGCCCGCAGTAGTCGACCACATGGATCGTAACCGCCTCAATAATCGAATTGAGAACTTGCGCGCTTGCGTTCAGGCTGAGAATTGTTGCAATCGCGTCAAGCAATTAGAAGGCGCCAGCTCGCAACACAAGGGCGTTCATTTCGAAAAGCAGACTCAGAAATGGCGCGCCCTGATTAAAACGAATGGGAGGAAGATATCGTTAGGCCGCTTTGAAACCGAAGAGCAGGCAGCGCGGGCCTACGACGAGGCCGCTGAAAAATACCACAAGCAGTTCGGGGTGAAGAACAATGTCTAGCCTTGTACCGCGCGAGTATCAGAAGTTGATAATCGACCACATCCTAGAGCATGAGAGATGCAATGTGTTTTCAGGCATGGGCACCGGAAAATCTGCGTCTGTCTTAGCCGCTGCTGAAACGCTCCAACTGGTGGAGGAGGGGCCGATTCTTATTCTCGCTCCGCTTCGTGTCGCGCAAAGCACCTGGCCGGACGAGGTGAAGAAGTGGGGGTTTGATTTGCCGATCACGGCAGTCGTCGGAAATGCAGCGCAGCGCGCCCAAGCACTGCGCGAAGATTCAGCCATCTATACCCTGAATTACGAAAACGTCCCCTGGGTTGTGGACTGGTTTAAGTACAACCCCCGCCCGTGGCCCTTCAAGACGATTGTTGCGGACGAGGTGACGAAGCTAAAAGGGTTTCGCACGCGACAAGGTACGAAGCGAGCGAAGGCACTAGCTGAGGTGGCCCACAAGAAAGTCGAACGGTGGATCGGGCTAACGGGCACGCCAGCGCCCAATGGGCTTAAAGATTTGTACGGCCCCATGTGGTTTGTTGACGGCGGCGAGCGCCTAGGGAAGAGTTTTACAGCGTTCTCGCAGCGCTGGTTCAGAAGTAGCTTTGACGGTTACGGCTTGGAGCCCATGGAGCACTCGCAGAAGGAAATACAGGCTCTACTCGCCGATGTTTGCCTGAGTATCGAAGCTAGGGATTACTTCGATTTGAAGATACCTATAAGCAACAAGATAATCGTGGATCTGCCCCACAAAGCGCGGCAGCAGTACCGGGACATGGAAAAGAAAATGTTCCTGGAACTGGAGGGGCATTTGGGGCCAACGGAAGTCGAAGCGCTGAACGCGGCGTCGAAGACCCAGAAGTGCTTGCAGCTCGCGAACGGCGCAATCTATACCGATGAAGCGCGCAACTGGACGGAGGTACATGATGCGAAGATCAGCGCTCTTGACGACATTATCGAAGAGGCAGGAGGGGCCCCCGTACTTGTCGCTTATCATTTTAAGCATGATCTTGTGCGTTTGCGCGCCGCTTTTCCTCGGGGCCGCGTGCTTGATTCCGATCCAGAAACTATTAGAAGCTGGAACGCGGGGAAAATACCGGTTTTGTTTGCTCATCCTGCTAGTGCTGGCCACGGCCTTAACTTACAGGATGGCGGCAACATCATCGTGTTTTTCTCAGTGAACTGGAACCTGGAAGAACATCAGCAGATCATTGAACGGATTGGCCCTACTCGCCAGATGCAAGCAGGGCATAACAGGCCGGTTTTCATCCACTACATTTTGGCGAATGACACGGTGGATTTCGACGTGCTGGAACGGCTTGAGAGCAAGCGTTCGGTGCAGGACATTTTGCTTCAGGCGATGAAGCGTCATAAATAAAGGAGAAAGTAATGAATTCAACGATTCACGATCAGGCGTGGCTCACGTGGGGCGCAAATCTTGAAACACGCATCCGCCAACTGGAAAAGCACATCCACTATCCGCACACACAAATCGCTGAGTGGAAAATGAAAGAAGACGCTGCTAAGGCGCAAGCCCTTGGACCGATCGGCCCCGGACTGGACCCCCTTGGGTACGACAGGGCTAAAGCTCAAGCAGTTATCAGCGAAGCCTATCCGCCGCCCATGCGCGCAGATACCGAAGCGATTCTCGCGCTGACGAAGTTCGCGAAGCGCTTGCTCAACCCGGATGATCTCGGCCACGCGGTGACATTCGAAGTGCGCCAGCTGGCGCGCCGCGCGCTGGGGTTGCCGGAGGTTAAGGAGTACGACTTGTGAAGCTCTACAGCACAACCGACGCGGGCAAGTCGATACACAAAGCGCACGGGCAGTTCACGCACATCGTGCTTAACCGTTCGACCACGCTTTCCCGCGCGATACCGTTCAACTCACGCACGATCGTGGACTTGCCCCTCTATCAGTACGCAAGTTGGATTCCCGAGTCGGAGTTGCAGCTTCGGAACTGGTGGGATAGGGGCGGCGTGCTGATCGCCCAGGATAGCCACCTGACGCTTCCCGAGGGGCCGGACGTGACTGTGCTGGCCGAGTGCCCATACGACCTGTTCCGGCTGGAAACCACGAACCAGTTCAATCGTGAATACGGGGTGATTCCGAACCCCGTTTCGTGGACTGCGCACGACGAGACGGTAGACCTACGCCATCCGCCCGTGGATTTCCTGAAAGAGATCTGGCACCACTGCGGCGGGCGTCAGATGTCGCCTTCCGAGTTGTCGCAAGCGTCGGGGTGGCCCGTGTCGCAAGTCCAGCTTATGAAGAACTGTTTCAAACCGGAGGAATGGTGGTACGTCCAGAAGCGTTTGAAACCGGACCGTAGCGAGTTGATGCCCGCATGGGATTGGCTGGAAGGTGGCGCGGTTCCGAAGCGCGAAGTTACGAAGTCGGGCTACCGCGCCGCGGTGGAGGAGTTAGGGCGCTTCGGGTATATCGGCCTGAAGAAGTTGCACCACTACCCGAGTGAGACGCCCAAGTGGCGCGCGCTTGAGAAAGAGCGCAATGCGGCGCTCAAGTCCTTGGCCGATGTTCGATTACTTGTGGAATCGCTTCCCGACCATCTGTCATCGTAATCACAGTTTGCCGTATCTCTTTAATTCTTGGAGCATTTGCGTGATAAAGAGCATTCAACTCAGACAGGGCGTTCTCAGTATCGCTGTTTCCGACACTCGACCGGGAACCCGCACTCAACGCGAGCGCAGCATCGAGCTTAACCTTGGCGAGGGCTGCACTGTCTCCAAATTCCATAGTCGCCAGCTTATGGACTTCCTTAATCCCGTCTACCCGGAACGAGCGGACCAAATCTGCGACCTGATTGTCGAATTGCTCGACGCTCATGCGCGAGTACGCTGGATCAACTTTAACCTGCTCGATAGCCCCAGCGTGAGCCTGCAAGACCGGGGAGCGTCTCACGTACTGGTCGACCTCACGAGCGGTACAGCCGAGCGCGCAAGCGGCCAGAAACAGGTCGCCTTTGGCCTCGGTGAGGGCAGTCTTGATCGAAGCTTCGGAGACGAGTCCGGCGCGGCGTGACTCGCTAGTCATTTCTTTTTCTTCGCAACTTTGGCGGGCAAGCCCTTAAGCGACTTGCCTACTTGCGACTTCACGAACTCTTTGCCCACACGCTTGGGGATGCCCAAGCCTGAGCGGCCCGCCGCTGCCGCATGCATGGCGGCGTTTTGCGCTTTCGATTTCATCGGCATGTCAATACTCCATTCCGGTAGCAAAGCCCATAGCCTGAAGAATGGGCAGTTGTTTCTTCATCTTGGACCCGATATCGATTCGATAAAACGGGCTATTCGGGATCTTAACCTTTTTGATCGCTGCGTACACGCTTCGCCGCGCGCCGGACACGGTTGCGCCTTCGCCAGTCGCGACCAGGGTGTAATCGCCCGCGGTGACCGGGCCAGGTAGGTCAACCACTTTCCCGTTCACCCCGCGCGGCGCTACGCCCATCATGACCTCGGACCAGTGGAGATGCTCCATGTCTTCGGCGCCGTAGACCGGGATTCCACACAGGTCACGGTTCGTGACGTGGGAGTAGGGGAAGTCGGGGAGCGCCATTACAACACTCGCGCTTACAACGTCGGTGCGTATCTTAAGCGTGTCCTTACCGTCGCAAGCATCCTTCATCCATTGCGCCTGATCGCCGATGATTAGCGAGGTCAGATTGTGGCGGATAGGCCACCCGTCGCGCATAGTGAACTCCAATGGCCAGGGCACGCCCTTGTCATCGATGATCGTAGCCACGTCCACGTATCCGATGTACCCGATTTTATGCAGGTGATCGGCAACGGGTTTAAGCACTAGGTCCGCCAGCTTGGACTTTTTCACGACGCGCACGATAGTGCCCATCTCCCCGGTAGCCACGCCGAGATCCCCGGCGAATAATGACTTGTGTTCGAAGTTCTCAACCCACCCCGCTTTCGAGAAGCCCACGCCCGGAATGAACCAGCCGCCCACGGCCATCTCCGCGACACCGTTCACCTTCTCCTGGAGAATGAAGCCCTCGTCTCTCGCCGCCTTGCGGTACTTGTCCACGCCCTTCCAGCGTTGCAGCATGTAGACGAGATCGGCGGCGTTGTTCGAAACGTAGGACATGGCGCGCTCGCCATCCCCCGAAGGCTTGGACACGAACGCCTTGGCTTCCTTCTTCACGTAGGCAGCGGCGGTATCGTAGTCGTGAAATGTCTTGCCAGGGATGGTCTTCAGACCGTACTCCGCCATGACGCGCTGCCCGTGCTCTCGATCAAGCTCCATCTCCACGGCTTCGAGGTTGCAGCCGAAAATCGGGTAGCCGATCCTGCGGTACGGTTCCAGTAAATCGAGGTAGCAGGTGTTGTCGGGCGTGTAGATCATATCCGCCCACCCGATCCACTTCTTGCGGAGTTCGTCAAAGTCGCGGATCTTCTCTACCAGCCCTTCACCGGCACGCCGTACGCCACCGTCAGCGCGCGGTTTGTCGTACCACTTGACCTCATGCCCCGCCGCTTGCCAGCGCTGGCAGAGGTCAAGCGCATTGCTGGCTACATCAATTACTAGAATTTTCATTTTGCATCTGCTATAGTTCTTCCATCAAAACGAGGAGATGACCATGAAACTAGTTCTCGCATTCCTGCTCGCTGCACCGATGGCCGCACGCGCCTTCTGCCCTTACACGAACGACCCCGCACGCGATATGCAGTGCCGGTCGTACGAAGCTCAAGAGCAGATGCAGCAAGCCCAGCAACAGCAGTTTCAGCAGCAACAATTATGGCAGATGCAGCAACAGACCGAACAAATGCAGCAGCAAACGAACCTCATGCGCCAGGGAACACGGCAATGGTAAAGGCTTGGGCCACTTTCCTGTTCTGGTCCGCCGTGATGATCGCCGGTATTTGCGTCATGTTCCGCTGGAACTTTACCTTAGTCATCACTGCGCCTTTCATGTTTCTGTTTGTGCTGATCAGCGGGGCGGTCGGTCGATTAACTGCTGAGTGACGGCGGGCCCGACGCGATTGTACAAGTTAGCCGCACCGTAGGCCGCTGCCAGCCCTCCGGCGGCGCCTGCCCCCGCCCCCGCTGCTCCTGCGGTGCCTCCAGCTAATCCGCCAAGCGTGGCCGGAATGCCTTGCGCCCAACTGCGCTCCGCCGTACCGTTTGACGGGTTCTGTTTCAGGAAGCGTTGGCCGATATCGGCTAGCTTGCCGAGATCGCCTGCCGCACCGCGCGCAACAGCAGACTTGCCCGACTTCGTGGACGAGATCACGCCGAGCAATAGAGAAGGTGGGATGTCGCCAGTTGGTGATTTTGCTACCAGCGGTTCAAGTGTCTTCCCTATTGCGTACTGCTTGCGCGCGGCGTTGTAGGCTTTCGCGTCTTCTGCGGACAGATATGGCTCCCGCGCGTCGAGCAGGTCTTCCTGCAAGCCGTTAAGGGCAAACTTCAGGTCACCGTTCGACGTGCTGCGAATGCGGTTTCCGAGGTCGGTATTGATCTTACGGAAAGTCGTGCCGTCGAGCACGCCATCCTTCGCTTGCGAATTCACGAGATCGACATAGTGGTTCACCACATTCGCCACGTCCGGCAATTGGCCCTGCGCGTGTTCGCGCAACCCGGCAACAAGGTTAGGCTTGATCGGCAAGGGTGTGCGCTCCGCGATATCACCAATGGTTGAGCCCGAAGCCTTCATGGCAGTGTCGAATGTCTTGCGCGTGAGCTTGTCGCCCGTGCCGCCGATCTGCTTCACCAATTGCTGATTGAACACATTCTGGTTCAACTTCGTATTGCTGCCCGATAGCGGGATCGCTGCCGCGCCTTCACCCAAGGCTTTCGCGTACTTGCCGCCGATCACCTGGTCGGGCGTCAGACGGAATCCCATTGAGTGCGCGTCCTTCGCCAATTGCGCGGTCTCGGGATCGATACCCGGCAACTTGTCGATAGCGGCTTTCGCGATCGCCTTTGGCGCGGCCTTGAGCGCTCCTTCCGCTTCGGCGGCAGCGGCAGGAACTTTGCCGAACTGGTTCAGAACCGATCCTTCAACAGGCAAACCGGCCAAGCGGCTTTCATCCAGTGCGTTGCCGATTGCGCCTACGGCTTCCTGCCCGGTCTTCGTCTTTGGCTGGTAGGTAAGCTTGTTCGTGAGTTCCGAACCAGCCTTCTCGCCCGCCTCTACGCCCGCTTGTGTGCCGTACTTGCCGCTCGTGAGCGCCTTGGCCGCGCCGTACGCCTGCCCGACCGGACCCGCTACCGCGCCAGTGGCGAGCGCCGCGCCAGCTTCGCCAACGCCCTTCACCTTGTTGACGAGCGAGTCTTCAGGTTGCGTGCTCGCATCCACCGCGTTTTGCGGAGCACCGGCTTCGGGGGGCAAAGCGGAAAGGCCGGTAGGTTGCGCGGTCTTCGGAGCGCCGTACTTCTCCCACGGCGGTGCGCTATCCGTCGCTTGCGAAGCATATTTTTCCCAAGGGCCCGCCATTACTGTTTCTCCCAGCTAGATTGCTGCGCGGGATCGCCGCCCTTGAACCGGTAACCGCCTTCAACGGTTCCCACCTTCGGAGCGCCGTTGATACCCGGTTGCCCCTTGGCTGTGCCCGCCGACTTCGCGACTTCCTCACTAGACGCCTTGACCGTGGTCGAGGCTTCGCGCTTGAGTTGCGCGAGACCCGCGCGCGCCTGCGCGGAGGTATGCCAGCCTTCCACGACCTTGCGGGCTTCCTCCATCGAGTTCACGGTGATCGTACCGCGCCCAAGGATCTGCGCGGCTTCGGACACAACGCCGTTCACCGCTGTATCGTAAGTCGAGACGCGCGGATCATTCGTAAGGCGAAGCGCTTGCATTTGCGCCTGGTTCGCGATCGGGAGACCCGTGCGGCCCAAATCATCGATGGCTTTCTGGAACTGATCGCCAATGCCGCCTGTACTTGTGAGGGCGTTCGCTGCCGCGTCTGTCTTGGCGGCTTGCTGCGCGTTCACGCGCGCGCCTGCGGTATCGGCGGCATATTGGATCTTGTTGGAGGCGAAGTTGCCGCCAGTCTGGTTGTTCTTCGCCGCCGCGTAGTTCACGATCTCGGCACGCGCGGCAGGAGGGAGATTTTTGTACCCGAACCCGGCCAGTGCGGTCGGTCCACGCGTAGCATAGTCGTCAGCCAAGGCCTGAATAGCTTGGCTGGAAAACCCGCCGATCGCCTTCGGGGGCGGCAACTCGCCCTGCGCGTTTGGCGTGATGTCGGGCGCCGGAGCGCTGGGCGCCCCACCCCCGCCTGCATTGCCCTTGCGGACATCGACATTCTCTTGCTGAATATCCGCGCGCCGTGACGCCAGTCGTTCTAGCGCGTCGTCGTGCTTGATTCGCTCCTGAAGCGAAAGCTGCTGATTCGAAGCCGCGATCTGGTGCGCCTGGATCTCTGCGTCCAGCTTCTTGATCTCGATCTGATTCTTGACCTGTTCCGCTTTCGCTTTCTGCTGCGCGGTCATGTAGGGCTCAAACGTATTCACGTAAGCCCACAAGTCCGAACCGGTAAGCCCTTGCTTCTGCCCCGACTGAACGATCCGCTGAAGCGAGAACCCGCCTTCCATCTGATCATCAGCGGGGGGTTGTTGCGCTTGCTGTTGTGGAGCTTGCGCCGGGGGAGGCGTGATCGCAGCGGGTGCAGCCGCCTGTTGCGGAGGCGGCGTGGTCGGCATCGGCTTGAAAGGAGGCACGCCGGGGGGAGGCATTGCGCCTGCTGCGCCCTGCGGCACACCGCCCGGAGGAATCGGCGGGCGATTCACCTGGCCGGGTTGAGGCCCTTGCGGCAACGGCGGAATGCCCCCGCCAGCGGGGCCGGAGGGCGGGGGTTGCATCGGCGTTGAAGCCTGACCGGGGGCCGGAGGCTGTGGCGGGGGCGGCATTTGACCTTGCGTCGGCTGCGCGGCCACCTGTCCGCCTTGCAGAAGCTGCGGCAAAGCGTTTCCCGCCGCCTGTTGCGCGGCTGCTTGCTGGCGAGCTTGCTGCTGCGTTTGCTGGAACTGCCACGCCTGAATGTTCTTTTCCTGTTGCTGCTGCTGCATCGCGAGGAAGTTGGGGTACGCGTTGACCCAGCCCGGTTCTCCTGCCATGTTGACCCCTAGCTAGTAAAGCCGTAAGTGTTGCCGCCGCCAGTGTAGTACTGGTTGCCAGTGCCCGCGTAGTTGTTCCCAAAGGTCGAACCCCCTCCGCCGAAGTAGCTCCCGAGGTTCTGTGACTGCGAACCGAAGCCGCCGATGGCGTTGGACGCAGCGGAGGCGTAGTTGTTCGCCTGATTGTTCGCGGCGTTGTACATGCCTGTATTCGATTGCTGAATCGCGGAGTTGCCTTGGCTCAAGTAGTTCGAATCGAGGCTCTGCTGTGCGCTGGCAGGGCTGTACACGCCCGTGTTCAATTGCCCTGCGTACGTGCTGCCAAGCTGCCCCGGCGCGCCCGCGATCGTCTGACCGACTCCGTAGGGAGTCTGCCCGCCCTGGAGCGTATACCCCGCACCCTGCGCGCCTACCTGACTCGCTTGCCCAAGCGCCGAACCGTAAGCCTGCAACCCTTGCGTCTGACGCTGCAACTGCTGATTCTGCCAGTCGAGGTTGAAATTGTTAGTCGCCTGGTTCGCGACGCCCGCGCCCGCGGCGGAAGACCCGAGCCCGTACATCGAGTTCGTGGCGCCCGCCTGGTCTTGCGTTTGCTGAAGTTGCTGGTTGTACAGCGCTTGCTGCGGATCCATCGCGGTATTGAAGACCTGCTGACCAGCGTTGATCAGGCCTTGCGACGCGCCAGACAAGTTTGATCCGAGCTGGCTGTACTGGTTGCCCGCGTTACCCGCTGCGTTTTGGTACGCCCACCCATACGCGTTGTTCGCCGCTTGCCCTTGGTTGAACGATTGGCCAGCGGCGCCCGCGATAAGGGGTGAAGTCTGGTTATAGGTATCGTACGAACCGGTGTTCTGGTTCGCCCACTGGCTGTTCGCCGCCGCCATGTTGTTTGGGTCGTAATAGTTTGACCCTGCTCCCGTGCCCGCACTGGAAGGGCTAGGCGCGAGCGCCGACGAGACAACCGCGCCACCTACTGCTGCTGCGACTCCCCAAGGCATGATTTACTCCTTTGTGGCTGGGTCGGCAACGGCTTCCGCGTGGATGCACAACCATGTGATATCGGATATTGCTTGAATTCGGTGTTTCTTGCCTGCTTTTACTTCAATCACGCAAGGGCCGTGCAAAACTTGCATCTCGCCGTCCACTTCCAGGATGGCGGACCCCGTGCATAAAACGCTCAGGTGGTCGTAGTCGTGCTGGTGCTTTTCGACTTCGTACCCCGCCTTAAGCGCTTCTTCGCGCGCGAGCACGCCGCCCGCCGAGTGGAAACTGATCATCGCTCGCACCGCAAGCAGACAATCAGGGTGATCCGGTCATCCGGGCCGTCGTTCGTGACTTCGTGCTCTATCGTGTTATCGAAGTACCAAACCTCGCCCGGTGCCATCGAAACGCGCTCGTCTTCCACGCGGTTCACGCATTGTGGGTTCGATTGCAGAACTACGTACAATTTCGTATTGTAATACGTCGCGTGCCAGCCCTTGTCCGCATGGGGTTCGATCCTGCCGCCCGCGGGTATGCGCGTGATCATCACACCGCCCAGGCGCACCGCCGAGACGCGCGCCATGAGGTTGTAGACGATCGGGCGTGCGCTGGGGAGCGCGAACCACTCAGGGTAGAACTTGGCGTCGTGCTCGTCGTTGAACTTCGAGTAGTCGCCCGATTCCTTGAACGGCTTCTCGTCGTTATACCGGAGCCAGATATCATCCATCGCGGCATGCGGCGTATCGGGCGCGGTCTTGCGCACCGAGTGCCGGTTCCACAGATTAGGCTGGCGCGCGATCTCCAAGAGCAACGGCGCCGTGTCCACACCCTGAGCGATTTTTACCAGATTGTTCACGAACCACCTTTCATTTGAGCCGCCACGTGCAAGCCGCCCAAGCCGAGCATACCGAGGGTGAGCGTGGCGAGCGGGCCGATATCCAAACCGGGAAGCGCGAGCGGATGATTCAGCGCTACCGCAACGGCGTTCGTCAAAGGCTGGCCAACGAAGTTCCAGAAGTACCCCATCACGCAAACCCAGCCCAAGCCTCCGCGCCAGTGTTGCAGTGGATCGGTGCTCGATGCTTCGGCCTGATCAATCGCCATTTGGCCTTGAACCATCGCGAGCACGGCAGCAAGTTGCTGCTGCTCCTGCTGCGACTTGTCCGGCCAGATCTTGTTGACGATAGTGCTTGCGAGATCGAGCCCCGCCGAGATCGGATCAAGTGCCATTTTGGCCCTCTAAAAACATCGCCTGTTCCGCCGCGCGCCGGGTAACCAGTCCCGGTAGCACGCGCCCGCCTGCCATGTTCCACTTCGGAAACTCCGCTGCCGCACCCATGTAATCGAGCGAGTTTAGCAGACGCAACAAAGTGGAATGCACCAAACTGCCCACGCCCAGGTTGAAGGTGAAGTCGACCAGCGCGTCGAACTCGCTTTGAGTAAGAGGCGCGGTCACGTATTGGCTGACCGCGTGCGCCGCCCACTGGATATCCTCCGCGAGCCATGCCGCCGCTTGCTGCTGCGTGCAGGTGTCGCTAGGGAACACGTCGGCGGTGTGCCCGAAACCAATTGTCCAGATGCCCGCCGAATCCTGATACGCGGTAAGCTCGCATCCCTCGGATGCTTCTGTCAGGGCCAAGCCCGCTGCCGAGTAGTTCACAGCTTGCCTACCATCGTGAGGATCTCCGTGACCTTGGTCGCGGTTGCCTTGCTCGCGTCTTCGATGACGGTCGCCAGCGGCGTAGCGAGCGCTTCGAGTTCTGCGCTCTTGGTGTGAAGGCCGACAAGGGCTTCCAGCTTCTCGCCGACCGACCGGGCATCGTTCACGATGGCATTGAATTCTGCTTCGAGTGCTGCAAACATGGATTGCTCCTAGTTAAAGAACTTGCGAAAACCGCCCGCGGCGCCGTATGCCGCAAGCCATAGGATAAGATAAAAAAGCGACTTCCAAACCAGCGATAACACGCCTTTGCCGATGTTCAATTGGAAGCGCTGAGTTGCGCGCCGTTCCAATTCGTCAACGATGGCTTTAACGTCCCCGTCTGTGAGTGTTCTGACGACGATTCGTACTTCTTCCTCACTGAGCGATCTATTGTCCATCCTCGTTTCCGGTTTATGAATATTCGTAAATGATGAGCAATGAGCCGGACCCATTGCCCCCTACAAGACCCCCCGCCGCCGAAGGACCGTTCGTGGTGCCCCCGCCGCCAGCGCCAAACCCTGTAGCGCTTGATCCGTTCGAACCCGCCGCGACAATCGCGCCGCCTGAACCGTAAGGGGTGCTCGCGCCCGGAGTGGTGTGGTAGAGGCCCACGGTCAGCACTGCGTCTGTCCAGCCGCCTTGCGCGCCTTGAGTGTTCAGCGACCCACCTGAAGCCGAGCCCCCGATGCCGCCGTCGCCAAACGCCGTTGCGCTGGTCGCGACTCCACCGCCCAAACCACCGTTGGCGGTCAACCCCATGAATGTCGCGTTGCCGCCCGCCGTACCGGCGCCGCCATTGGAACCGCCTGCGCCGCCTGCAGGGAGGGTAGCGGTCTGTCCGCTAAAGCCTGACGTGATGATGGCGAACGCGCGCCCGCCTGCGCCGCCGCTGCCTGCTGCCGAGACTGAATTCGACGCGGTGGCTGTCGCGCCCGCGCCGCCGCCGCCCGGACCTTGGAGCGTCGCGAGGATCTTGGTCGCCGCCGGGTTCGGGGTGTAGACGCCCGTAGCCACAAGGAATTGAATACTCAGAAGCGTTCCGAGAGGCGTGTAACCAAGCGGGGCCGCGTTCGCGTTCACCTCGTTCACGATCGCGTTGAAGTTCGCCATGACGGGAGCCGCGTCGGCGACTTGCCCGTCCTGGATGTTGTTCGGTAGCGTGCTGATAATGGTCATTGCTTATCCCTGATTCGTGTATCCGGTGTCCTGATACCGGGCGAAGAACGTCCCGATGGACAAGCTGTTGGAGGAAGTCGCCTGGATGTCGAGTGCCATCTTTTGGAACACAAGCGGCGCGGCCCACGGGATGTTGTAAACGTGGGGGATGCGCTGCGCTGAAGACCACTTCGCGCCGCTGCCCCACAGCACCCCGCTGCCCCATACGAAGCCCGAGGGTGCCGTGGTGATCAGGCACGATCCAAGCGTGTTGTTCTGGTCGTCGTATCCGGTGATCGAGTATTGAACCGCCGAGCCTGAAGACGAAAGCTCCTGCGTCGACTCCACCACTTGCACCTGCGCCATTCGCCCGGTTTTCGGGAACGATGACGACTTCATATGGCTAATAATCTGCGTGCCGTTGTCCGCGTACGTGCTGTTTGTGTTCGGAATGCTTTGGCTCACGAAGAGCGCCGCGCCGCTCGCCGCTCCTGATAGCACGAAGCTTGTCCCGAATTGCGAAATCTCGTCATAGGGGAACGTGTGCGGCCCCGTCCAGCGCTTGCGCCGAATGTCGTACCAGTAGTCGTTCGTTTGCGAGACCCCGGACAACGTGGTCGGAACGCAAACTCTGAAAATGTTTCCTGAGAAAGAAGCCGCGATTCGGGAAAACTGAGTCGAGTTCTGGAACGGAACCTGCACGTCGGCCGACCCGTCCTGCCCCGGCGAGTGCGAGAGGGGGGAAAGCACGCCGAGGAAGTTCAGGATGTAGGGCGCGTCCACGCCGATGAAGAAGATCCCGAACGGACCCTGCACCACGCTGCGCTCCGAACTGCAACCCGTGGTGAGCGTGATGTAACTCAGTGCGAGGTTGTTCTCGGTGATATCGCCCGTGATCTGCCAAATGCTAGAGCCTTTGAACGCGATCAACCCACCGATGACGCCCGCGGAGATCGTCTGAATCGGGAGACCGGACTGCGCGGTGATCGGCGTCGTATCGCCCAGGGTGACTGAGTTTGTCGCGTTCGTGCGCGTGAAGGGCACAAGCACGTCGCTAAAGTACAGCACGTTCGCGCACGAGAACCACGCGCGGTTGTTGAAGTTCGCAACCGTGGTCGGAACACTCGGAAGCGGGTTCGTGGCGAGGTTTTGTGAACTCCAAACCGGCGCGGCGGGGTTCGCGATGTTGATCGCGCCGAAGAAGTTCGCGCCCGCGCCGCTAAAGCCCGGATGCGTGATCAGGATGTAGGTGCTCACTACCGCCATCGTGGGCGGCGTCCACGGGCCTGAAGTTGCGGGCGACGTCGGAACGTTTGTCGAGAGCACGCCGCTGATCGTGATGAAGGCGTTCGCGATCAGGTCGTAAGCGAAGGGCTCATCGTGGCCGGGGTTGCGCCCAGTGCTCACCATGCCGTAGACGATCGTGCCGATGACCGTGGAGACGGAGACGAAAGTAGGGGCGGTGAAGCCTGCGAACGAGGTGACCGGAGAGCCCACGCCCGGACGGCTTACGACCACTTCCGGGTTAGCCTGATCGAAAACGACGTTCGTGAGAAGCGCGCACGCCCCCTGGAACGCGTCTGTCGCGTCATAGGCGTCGGACAATCCCTTGGGGGTGAAGCGTACCGGCTGGCCGTTGCGTATTGGCACAACGTTCTCCTAGTCGGTGATTTTCGTCGGTTTTAGCGTACGGTTCGAGTGGAACCTGCGGGGATCGAGCTTGACGCTCTTGACCACTTGCTGCTCGTCGCCTTCCATGATGATTTGGAGGCGCAACATGGCATCCATCTCTTTCAGGAATTCGGGACGGCGCGCGTCGTCGGTGATCTGCATCAAACGCGCCGCGGTGGCCGTGATCAGATAATCCTGGTCAGGGAACCACGGGATGACGCTGGACGCTTCCGGAGTCGTGATGTCCGGTTGCTTCACCATGTAGCGGTGCGTGAGCACGATCTGCCCGCTGGACTGCGGATAGATGAAAAGCTGACCCGCGGACGGCGGAACCTGCGCGAGCGCAGTATCCTCGTCATACAGGATCGTCATGAATTCATAGGGGTAATTCGCGATCGACGGGTCTTTGAACTCCTGGTCGTATTCCTGAGTACTGATCGGGTTCAGGAAGTACGGCAGGTTGTTCTGCTCAAAGAACAGATCGTAGGTGCGCTGATAGTTCTGAGGGAGCGTGAACGGCCCGTACAGATTCGCCTGCACCGTAATGAATTCCGCGACCCGGTTGATCTTCAGGTCACGGTGCAACCACAAGTCCTCCAAAGTCATGTTCAGGAATTGCCCGCCCTGAGCCAGAAAGCCCGGACACTTGGCGATCTGGCACGCGAGAGCAACAATCTGTTGGCTTTGGAGGTACGCCATTAAGCGGCCTTCTTGACGGAAGCGATCTTCGTGCGGCCCTTCTCGATCTCTTCATCGATATGCTTGATCTGCATCGGGTAGTTCTTCAGGTGCGGCGCTTCTGCGCTGGCGAGCGTATTGCGCTTGCTCTTTTCCAGCAGATCGGCGTACGCTTCCTGAATTTGAAGCTTCGTGCGCTCCAACTGCGCGAGCTTTTCGACCAGAACAGGCACTTCCAGCGCTTGTTGCTGGCGCTCAAGCGATTCGCGGCACAAGTCCATGCGCTCATCAAGCGATTCTTTCGACTCGTCGGCGTAGAGGTACCCGCTGATCGAAAGGGAAGCGCCGTTCGGACCCGGCATGCTGATCTGGAAATTTCCCAAAACCGGGACTGCGTTCTTATCCATGTTTTCTCCTAGCGTCGACGTTCGCCACCGCGCAGCATGCGGTCTTGCGCGACTTTGTATGCGTTTTCGTTTGAGCCCATGATGTTGTTCTCATGCGCCCACGTGCGCGACACGATCTCTTTGATCGAGCGCAGCAAATCGGTACGGAATTCGTAGGTCGAACCGTGGTAGTACGGAACGCCGTTGATCTTGATCTCGGTTCCGCCGCAAGGCGCGAGATCGATCCGGTACCAGTACACGTCCGATCCGTCCTCGGCGACGCGCGAGAAGCGCTCGGTAACGTTGGTCGTGAACATCGAGTTCTGAGCCTGCGCCGAGAGGCGCGAAGACTCTTCTTCCGCGATAAGGCGCGCGGCACCCGAACGCGCCAACTCTGCTTCAAGTTGGAGGATTCGGGCTTTCAACTGCTCAGAGGTTTCCCCCTGAGCTTCGTCGTTCTCTTCGAACTCGTCACCGCCTTTCGGCGGATCCAGGGGGGTGCGCGGTGGCATCAGTTGTAATCTCCGATTACGGGGTTGTCACAGTACCGGCAGTATACCCCGGAGCGAACGCAGAACCAGCTTCAACCCGAGCCAAAAATGCTTGGTTCAGTATGATACTTCCATAAAATACTTTCCAAGATACCACGCGGGTTTGATTCAGGGGATCCGACTTGTCAGCGCCCGTCAGGTAGTGGAACTCGGGGTTTTCGAGCAACACTTGGCCGTACGAGTGATTGCCGATGAAAATCGTCGGGAACACGCTCACGCCCGTAGCCGGTGCGGCAGGCGGTGTTTGCGCCACGCCAATACCCGTCAACGTGACGGTCTGGTTCGGCAGAAGCTGCGTTGCCTGACCAGCGAGCGGGCCGGTAACCGGTACGCCCAGGCCGATGGCGGTAGCCAAGTTGCCGGGGGTGGCCGACGTGCCGATGTACACGTTGAAGATGTACCCAGCCAGTTGCGGGAGTACAACGCTGATCGAGCCCGTCGGGCCCGTGACGCTGATCGCGCTGGAGACCTGATAGATGATCTGTTCGACCGACGTTTGAGCCGGTGCTGCGGTCACGATGATCTGGTAGCCCGCATTGGTCGCGAGCGTGCCGCCAGACGTGGAAGCCGTGCCGTTGATCTGAGCGGCACCAGTCCAGTAGGGCATCAGGTTCGATTCAACGAAACGCGTGCCGCCAAACGGGCCGAGCTCGTTGTTGTACAGGCGGTTCACATCGCTGTACGACCAGGCGGTAGCTACGGTCGTGTTTTCGCGCATGTCTTGCGCGGACAACGGATGAATCAGGCCGACGTAGTGCTGCATGACAGCCGGTGACTTCGACGGATCGCGGTAAGCGCCCGCTTCAATCATCATGTCTTCACGCTCGTCGCCCATGAAACGCGGCACGCCGTACGTGAGCATGGAGCCCACGATACGGTTGTTTTCGTGCGGGGTCATCACGTCGGTCGCCAGCAAGTTCGCGCGGCTCGTCTTGCCGTTGGCGTAGTTGACCTGGGTCGTAGCGAGCAACGTGTTGAACGTATTGCGCTCAAGCGTTTCCGGCAGTTGCAGCGCGACCAATTCGCACGCTTGTTGGAACAAGGGGTGCTTGATGGTCAGGTTCGCCACATCGGTGATGATGACGCGATCGCCCCATTGTTGCGCGGTGGCGGACACTTGTTGCAGTGCCATCGCTTCGCCCGGGGGCGCGACGCCTTCTTGCAACGGCGCGAACGGCAACGGCAAACGCTGATAGCGCGAGGCCGTGTAGGTCGTGCCGCGGTTCGTGTCCAGCTTGAGCGGCTTTCCGAACTGATATGCGACCAGTTGGCGGCGCGCAAGCGGTTCGACTTCTTCTTGAATGTACGCTTCCACGTCCGCCGTAAAACTGGTGGACTGGTTAGTTACACCGGGGAACATCGAGGCCCACAAGAGGCCCAGTTTGTGCAAGGATTTCATGGTTTCCTCTGGGGTTAAATTTCGATATTTTCGAGACGCGCTTTCAGCTTGCTACCGCTGCTCGGGCGCCCGCGGCCTTGTACGTCGCTGCGCACACCCGGCGACTTTCCGCGCGGCACTGCCGGTGCGGCTGTGCCTTTGGCTTTAGGCTTGAGCTTTCCGTCTGCAATGTCCTTGCCGAGCATCCAGAAGTACACATCTTCGCGGGAAGCTTGCTGACCCCGCGAGCGCGCGCGCTGGATCTCTTCTTCCACACGTTCCGTGTACTTGCTGCGACGCGGATCGGTTGCGACTTTGGATTCAAAGCGCGCACGATCCGACATGTCTTCTGCGCGGAAAAGCGCTTGCTGCGCTTGCGCCTGCGTTGCGCGCAATGTGCGGTTAGCCTGGATCTGCCAGCGTTCCATCTCGGACACGTCGGCGGCGCGAAGGCGTTCTTCCTCGCGCTGGAATTCAGGGTCTATCGCTGGCGTGCGGGATGCAGCGAGTCGTGCTTCCTCCGCTGCTCGGCCTCGGCGTTCGACTTCAGCCTCAACGCGAGCCAGACGGTCAGCAGTATCATCGCGACGCGTTCGGGCAGCGACGGGAGGATCATCAGGAAGATCGTCATCAGGCAGATCATCAGGAAGATCGTCGTCGGAATCAGATGCAGGAAGATCATCAGGGATGTCATTATCATCGCCGTCAATCCCCGGAAATAGGAGGCCTAGAATCTTTTTGAGCAACTTGGACATTTGTCGCTTCCTTATGGGGCTACGCCGGTGCCGACCGATTGCAGGGTCGCCGTGGGCGTCGTTCCAACGTTGGTCAGCTGGAGGATGTAATCGACCCAGGTGAGCGTCGTAATCGCCACATGCCCGGTGAGCGTCCAGCCGGTGTTTGTGGTGATCGTTGCGGTCGAGCCGGAGTTGTTCAGGACGCGCCACACGATGGTGGAACCGACTTGCGCTTGCTGCGGCGTCAGTGTCGCAATCAGTGTCGCGACGGTCGGGAGTGTGATTGCTGCGGGAGCACTAAGCGAGGACAGATTCAGGTAGCTTTGCTCCGCTGCCATCGTCTGTTGCTGCGACAGTGTAACCGCGCCAGTGCCTGCATACACGTTGTACGCGGTGGCTGGCCACGGGTTCTGCGACGTGATGGCGTTGATCAGACTGATCTGATCGGGCATGGAGCCATTATCCGCGATAATGGGGGTTTGGCCTTGAATCGCCGGGAACAACGAGCCGATCAGTTCGGCCAAACGGATTTTTCGCACGATATGCTCCAATAGTGGCTTTCGCCGGTTATATGCTGTTTGTTACTAAAAGTCAACGCGCAGTACGCGCCCAGATCGTACCCTGACCGGTGCATGTGCTCGTTCCGAACGCAGCCTGCTCCACCATGTAGACCGTGGTCGTGGCGGAAACGTTTATCCGTACTGGCGGCGTAGCGTAGTTAAACACCGGATTCGTTTGCGCAGAAGCCGCGCCTACCGACCACTGCCAATAGTTGCCGAATGCCGGGAGCGTGGCGGAAGTGGTCGAGATGCCCACAAGATCGCCCGTCGCGGTTGTCGATGCTGCGCACGTCATGCCTCCAATTCCGTACACGTTCCAATCGCCCGCGGGCAAGCTCAGTGTGACGATGTTCGCGGGGGTGTTCGCAGTGAGCGAGATCGAGGAGGCCGTGGCCGGACCCGCAACTACACCGATACTGCCTGCTTGCGCGTTGTCCGCTGCCGCCGTGCCCTTGATCCCGACTGTCGTAGAAGGCGTAATCAGTCCGGTTGCGCTAAGCGTGGTGAACGCTCCCGTGCTCGGGGTCGTCGCGCCGATCGGCGTCGAGTTGATCGCGCCGCCGCCCACCGTCGCGCTACCGGTGAACAAAGCATTTGCGTTCAGCGTGCCTGCGATCCCCACGCCGCCCGCTACCACGAGCGCGCCAGTGGAGGTAGACGAAGAGGCTGTAGTGCTCGGAAGCTTGAACTCCCCGCTGCCCCCTGTGAGCGAGTTCACGACGAAGTTGTTCGAACCGTCGAACGTGATACCCCAGCCCACCGCGCCGTTCGAGTTGTCGAGGATGATGTGGTTCCCGGCGTTATTCCGAATGTGCAGGGATTCCGTCGTGTGCGCGCCGATCGCACCGAGGGCGTTCGCGAAAGAGTCGCCGATGGCGATATTCCCGAAGTCCTGCCCAATCGAGTAGCCTGCTTCCACGCGCCACATGAGTTGTGCGCCCGGTTCGATGGTCGGACTCGGCGTGCCGTTGCCATCATCCACTTCCCAGAACGAATTGCCGTTCGTGCAGGTGTTCGCCGTGTATGTCGTGTACGCCGACGTGCAAGCCGGATAGGTCGTTTGTCCCGTCGCAAGCACGGGGTTCGTGCCTACGAAGCCATGAAAGTCGTTCGAAGACCCGGGGAAGAAGTTCGAACCGTCATTGCGGATAATGAACTCAACCGATGGCGCGGTGCTTGAGAACTGGTTGACGGAGATGTTTTGGAAGTGGTTCGTATCGCCTGCGATCACAAAGCCCGCCGCGCCCGCGCCGAGTTCCATGTAGATATTGCGGAAGATGTTCTCGCTGGCGTTGACCGTCAGCGCGCCGCCCCCGGCATACGCGCCGATATTGATACCGTTGCTCGGGCTGCTCGGAACGCCGCCCCCGCCAATGAAGTTCTGGATCTGGATGTTGTCAAACGTGTTCCATTGCGAGCTTGCGGTGGCGCCCGTGTTGAAATTCGTGTTCGTGACGTGCGCAACGTTCAGGTCAATCGTGCTTGATCCGCTGAAGTTGTACGCGGTGATGTCCTTGAACGTACCGCCGTTGAGCGTAGAGATGAAGATGGCATCCGCTGCTAGGCCGAGATTGCCGTTGAACGTCATCCCGATGATGGAGTTCCCGTTGAGCGGCAAGCTGGACGTGTTCACGGTCGGCGAGACGATGGAGACCATCGTGCCTGCCGAAGCGCCGATCCACTTTAACTGACAACCATTCGCGCCGAAAATGAACGGCCCGTTGTTGTTCGGTACGTTCGCGCCGTGCATCGCGCATTCGAGCGTTACGTTACTGGCGGTCTGCGCGAGGGTGCTACCAATGGCGCACACCATGCCCGGGGGAAATACCACGCGCCCGCCGCCCGCGGCCTGCACCTGTGTGATGGCGGCGTTAATCGCCGTCGCGTCGTCATGCGATCCGTTGCAAAGTGCGCCGAACTGGCTCGGCGTGTACTGCGCGGTGCCATTGATCGCCTTGTACGTCGGGCTCGGGTAATTCTGCGCAAGCGCGACCGTCGAGACGAAAAGTAAAAGGGCTAGTATTTTTTTCATGATATCGAAATCGATCCGCCGTTATTCCAAACTACGCCCGGTGTTTCGGGTTGCACTGTAGGTAAAGGCGCGAGTCCCGCGCTCCATCCAAACCCGCCCCACACTGGCGGCGGTGACAGGAGCGCTGCTAGTGTAGTCAAACTGACCGCACAAAGCACGTTTTCCCCGTTCTGGCACTGGCGAATCATGACGACTTCGCTGCCGTTTATAGGTTGAAGTGTTCCGGTCACGATTGAGATAGCGTGCCCCCGTTGTTCCAGATCACGCCCGCTGTTCCGGGGAGCGTGGTCGGGAGCGAGTTGAAGTACGCGAGAAACGCTACGCCGAAGTTCGCTGTACCTTCGCCCAGGAGGGAGACCGCGGGCCAAACGTCGTTCACGCCGTCAGTCTGAAGCAGGATCGCCGTGGAGTTGTTCGTGCCTTGCGGCAGCACGACACCGTTTCCGGTCGTGCCCCCCGCGCCGTTGCTCAGGAAAACCGTGAGCGTGAACGCACCCGTCGTGTTGTTATTGAACTCCACTTGCCGCGACGCGGTGTTGTAGGTTCCGTTCTGGATGACGAAAGTCACATTGCTGGTGAGCACGCCTGTGAAGGTGACCGTGCGACGGCCAGGCGGTACGTCAACTGCGGCTGCGACTACTCCCGTCGTGTACCCCGTTCCACCATAAGGAATCCCGACACTGGTAATTCCGCTGCCGGAAACGCCAGTTACGCGAACGATCGCATCATAGTTGCCCGCCGCCAGAATCAGCAGATCGCCCACTGCGTACCCGCTGCCGGGATTCGAGATCGTCAAAACCCCAGAGACCACGCCGCCTGAAGCGAATATGACGATCTGCGCGCCGCTGCCGCGCGACGCCTGATTGTAGAGCCCGCCCGTAACCGCGAACGGAACCGTCGCTGTAGCACGGCTGTTCTGTTGGTTCACGAACGCGTCAGTCGCTACTAGCGTGGAGTTGTCCAGCGGGTTTTGCGTGACTGCGTTCAAAGGCAACGTGCCTGACGCCAGTAGATTCAGATCGACCGTGACTTGCTGCGCGAGCGAATTGATTGCCGCCTGCACTTCCTCTGGCGGGACATCGGTCCCGGCGGACCGGACACGATAGGGGGTGATAAAGAATTCATCAGCCACGGATAGCCTCCAGCCTTTGGCGGTGCGTAGGATATCCGACTAGCTTGACATCTAGGGGGCTTCGAAGCAAGAAACACGCAAGACCGTCGGCGTGCCCCGTTGACACGGCGTAGCGATCGGCTTCCAGTTCCTGCGTCTCGCACATCTTCAAAAAATGCTCGAGCGACTTCTTTCCGATACCTTTCGTCAGAAGCCAGCCAATGCGTTTCCAGAAGTGCCGATGATGGATATGCCCGCGTTCGTGCGCGATCACCGCTTTCTGCTCAAGCGCAGACAACCGGGCGAATTCTGGCCCGGTTTGTATTGTGCCCCAGGGTGTGGAGCGAGCGATCATCGTGGCCCCGCCTGCGGGTCTGCCATCTGATCAGGGTGCACCATGCCTGGAGGCCCTTGCGGGCGCGGCTGGCCGGGTTGCGCGCCGGGGCGCGGCGTTCCTGCGATGCCTGGACCCGCGCCGCCCGGTGCGCCTTGCTGGCCGGGTTGCGGGCCTTGCGCCTGCTGCATCTTCTGCTGCATGGCTTGCTGGTGCGCCTGAATGTGCGCGCGGAACAGGCCGTGCGGATCGCCGGTCAACTGCGCGCCGTGCATGTGCTCGGTAATGTGTCGTTTGTCGTCATCCGCTGGATGCACTTCGGCAGGCATGCCGTTGTGCATCATCAGGTTTTCGTCGGACGGTTCGACATGGTAGAGGTTGCGCTCATCGATCAGAATGCGCGGCGCCACTTCTGGTCCGAATATCTGCTCGGTGCCCATCTCAAGGATCGGGCCGACGTTCAGGCGACGCCCGTCAAGCTGTTGCGGCGGTACACCGCGCAGCACGTTCATCCACGCGATCATTTGCTGCATGCGTTGCATGCCGGTCTGATAGGCCGTGCCGCACCAGCGGAAGAAGTAACGCTCACTGAACGCCTGGACGGGAATCTCTTCCTGCTTGGCGCGCGCGCCGACTTCGCCCATCGTGACCACGGTCAATTCCTTCGTGCGGAACTGACGATCGAGTTCGAACATGCGTTCAAGCAGCGGGTTCAGCATCACGCCCTCATAGCGCTTGGCGTGGTCGATGATGTTCGACTCCTGCGACTGCGCTTGCGCGGCGGCTTGCGCCTGGTTCTTCTTGCCCGGTGGCGCCTTGCCTAGCATCGCGTCGTTCACATCCATCGATTCTTGGATCTGCGACTTGATGGCGTTGCACAGGCCTACGGCGTCTTTGTAGATCGCCGGGAATTGCGCGAACTCAGTCGTTTGCGGGTTCGTCAGCCATACTGCCGCCAAGCCCATTACCATCGACTGGTAGTTCGGGTTCGCGAGCGGATCGGTCATCACAATAGGCAGAAGCGCGTATTGCGCAGAATCCATTCCCATATTCCAGAAATCGTTCAAATTCCACTGCAGGTACTTGACGGGCTCAATGCGGCTTATGCCGTAGATCGTGCCTTGGATGCGCTCAACCGGCGCGGTGATGATCGGGCGCTTCTTAGACCAAAATGGGTTGCGGATAATGCCAAGAACGACCTCAGGGCCAGCGTAGTAGACAAAACACGGCTCCTTGCCCTTGCCTTCTTCCAGTTCGAGGTTTGTGTGAACTTCATAAATTAATGCGTATTTGTACGTTCCCTCTGTCCGAACCCCTGCGTCCGCTGTGCGCCGCTTGTTCGGTACGCGCTTTTGGCGCCCGCCGTCCGGTTCGTTCAGATTGTCCATGATCTCTTTAGCGTTCCAACCGACGAATACACCTTCGTCAATGAACTGCTGAACGGATTCTTTCGTAAGACGAAGACGAATAGCCGTAGCCGTCGCCTTCTCGATGTCGTTCACCGTAGGCGGATAAACCGCAAGGTCGTCAACCGAGATCGGCGTGATGTCCGGCATTTCATCGATGATCTCTTTCTCTTCGATATCCCATTCTTCATCAACGGTGATATCTTCTGCCTCAACGCCGGATTCCTCATCCGTAAGCAGGGGAGGTTTTTTCACCAGTTCGGTAATGCGCCGCGTGGTGCGCATCCAGTCGACGTAGAGCGCCCACTGGCCGGTAACATCGCCTGCTAGTAGGTCGGCGCGAACGATGTCTTTAAGATTCGTTTTGCGGATATAGTGCTCAAGCAGCGCGAGTGTCGGGTAGGGCGTCACTGAGGCCGGACCTACAGCATCGACGTGTTTGTAGTTCGCGGGGAACAGCGTGGCTAACGTGCGCTTGCACCGCGCATTGACTGCGTCTCGCACGGCAGGGACGTAGCACTGGCTGTTGCCTGAGTACTGCGCGTTCTCGTCAGGCCTTGCGTTGTAAATATTGTAATATTCTTCGCACCAATCGGACTGCTGTTGCTTATTTTCGTAGCTTTTCTGAATCTTCGGATAGAGCTTGCACGCGTCGATGTACGCGTCGGAGCCTTGATCTTCCGCCCAATTCTCAATCTCCTCGTCCAGCCTTTCTGCGTCGATGGCGCGGCTATCCACGGTCTCAAGAACCGGCAAATCCTCGAACTTCTCTTTCTTCTTTACGCCTTTCCGGGCCATTACGCGTGCCTCGCAAATTCGCCGTGCAGCATATCAGCCGCGAGACAGTAGAACTCGTGCGCCAATTCGGCGGTGTCGAAAGTTCCAAGATTGATGTAGCGATTCCGAAAGCCGATGCGTGCGCGCCACTTGCCGGTCTCACGGCGCAAGGTCACACCCTTGAAGCCTGACGTGTTGTCGATACGCTTCGGGTAGTTTCTCAGGTTCTCTGCGCGAGCGCATGACCGAAGGTTGCCGCGGCAGTTGTTCAGCTTGTCCACGTCGCGGTGGTCTACTTCGACGTCGTCGCCGTGCTTCGCGCCTGCAATGCGCCTGTGCATCAGTTCTGTTCCGCGCCCCGTAGGGGTCATCACATTCCGTGCGGCGTACCCATCGTTTTGAAGGTACCACTTAAAACGTGACAACGCCTCGTAGTCAGCGTCGTCTACGAGGGCGAACTTACCTTGCGTCAGCGGAATGCGTTTCATCCAATGACTTTCCCTTTCAGCTTTCTTTCAAGCGATGACCCAGAATTCCTGTCACGTGGCGTCGGGGCACTACGATCGTCCTCTTCCGGCTTTTTAGACGTACGCCCAAAAATCGTATCCGTCTTCTTGCCGCCGTAGGGGTTACCCAGGCGCAATTCAACCGATTCCGACCAGTTGCGCCCATTGTTGCCGCGCTTGTCTTTCTTTGTAGCCATTACCGCCCCTTCTTCATTTTGGGTTTCATCGACGTTTTCGCAGCAGGCATCGGCGGCATCTTGCTGCCCTTGCCTGGGGTCTTGCGCACGTCCTTCGCGCCCGACTCGCTCATCTTCGCGTCTTTCGGTTCGCGGTGCGCCACGTCAGCCGCCCATGCGTGGGGTCTTCGGCGGTGCGCTTTTCTTCATCGCCGGATCGGTTGCCTTACCGCCGCCCTTGATGGCGGACTCGGGCGCTTTCTTACCGGGGGCCGTATAAACCCGGTTCATCCGGCCTTTCTTGTTTTCCATCACAGGCTCCTGTACTTGCGCTCGAAAACTTCTTTCGGGTTGAAGTACTCGTAACCGTCTTCCTGCGTTACGAGATAGTCGCCCGCGACCGGAGCATACCGGGAGAGCATGCCCTCCTGCGCCTCGTAGTTCCGCCCATCTTCCAAGCGGAAGACGATCCCGGTAACTTCCAAGATGCGAGTGGCGTTCACCCGAACCGGATTCGCTTCGTGTGAGGCGATCACTTACAGACCCTTGCGACGCATTACTTCGCGCATCGGACCGCCGACAAGCTTTTCGCCCACTTTCTCGGGCTTGCCTTCAGCGCCGCCTTGTTCCTTGCCCTTGTAGAAGGACACGGGGTTTTGCGAGGGGGACTTCGGGGTGATCGGTTTGCGGGAAACGCCCATGATTATCTCCGGGGGAGTGAAGTGAAGTATGTAGCACCTTGCGGGTTTGTAGCAGAATGCA